ATTACCAGATAAGAAATCGAGACCTTGGATTCCAAAGCGAGAACGCAAGGTTGATGCATTCAGGAGTACGGCATCAAGATCCAGCGCAGATATGAGGCAATTCTACAACAGCACAGCCTGGCGAAGCCTTAGAAATTACAAGATACAGCTCAATCCATTATGTGAATTATGCGAACGAAAAGGTTTAACAGAACCAGGCAGAGAGATAGATCACATCGATGCAATCAAGGATGGTGGAAAAAACCTAAGCCTTAGCAACTTACAAACATTGTGTAAGAGTTGCCACGCATCCAAGAGTGCAAAGGAAGGACAAGCCAGAAGATATATAAAAAAATATTATTAATTTAATTTAAAAAAAGTATAGGGGACTTCAATATCTTAAAAACAAATATACAGTTGACCGATGAAACCCAAAAGTTCTTCGCACAAACCCACAAATAAGGATTGGGGGGGTGGAGCTTTTGACTAGGCTATAAATAAAAAACATATATTTGCAAAATGAAATTTTTAATATTAGATAATTCAGACAAAAAAATGCTTTTCGATTACTTACAAAATTTAGAAAATAATTATGTGGTTGAGGTAAAAAAGAAACGAAATACCAGAACGAATAAACAAAACAATTATTATTGGAAATGCATAGTGCAGGAGCTTGCAAATTCTCTTGGATATTTTCCAAATGAAATGCACGATATTTTGCGAACTAAATTTTTAGGCAGTTGGGAATTTATTGAGGTCAATGATAAAAAAGTCGGCATAAATAAAACCGAATCAACAACGAATATAGATTCAAAAGCTTTTGAAATTTATACAGAACAAATAAGAATATGGGCAATAACAGAATTAGAAATTAGACTAATGAGCCCAAACGAACACGAGTAAAATGACAAGGGGAAGAAAAAAAATACCAACAAAAATTAAAGAATTACAGGGAACTGTGAAAACTGAGCGAATGATGGAGAACGAAATGCAGGTTTCTCTGGTTCAAAATATTCCAAAAGCACCAAAATGGCTTTCCGTTATTGGAAAAAATGAATGGATAAAAGTTTGTTCTGAACTTTACAACAAGAGAATGCTCCATCAAATTGATTTACTTTTACTTGAAGCATATTGCAACGCAATAAGTTTGCATATTGAAACGGAACAACACCTCAGAATTAATGGTAGAATCCAGGAATTTACAAATCCAGATGGAACATTAAAACATACCCAGGCATTGCCACATCAAAAAATTGCAAATGATGCTTTAGATAGGGCATTAAAAATTGCTACTCAATTTGGATTCACACCTTCTGCAAGAAGCTCAATAAATCAGCCGACACTAATACAAAACAATAATGAGTTCAACTTCTTTGAGTAAAAAAAACAAATATTATTTTGATGAGGAATCAGCAAATAGAGCTGTTGCTTTTATTGAAACCCACATTCGACATTGTAAAGGAGACCTAGCAGGGCAATTATTTATACTTGAGGACTGGCAAAAGGATGATTTAATACGGCCAATTTTTGGATGGAAACATACGAAAACAAACCTCCGACAATATCGCACAGTATATTGTGAAATTGGCAGGAAAAATGGAAAGTCAAGTCTCGGTGCAGCCATAGGCTTGTACCTTTTATTTGCAGATTCGGAACTTGGTTCGGAGATATTTAGTTGTGCTGGCGATAGGGCTCAGGCTGGAATTATATTTGACCTGGCAAAACGAATGATATTGCAAGATCCGATTTTGAGCAGTAAAGCAAAAGTGTTTAGAAATTCAATAACATTTCCACAAAAAGGAAATACATATAAAGTACTGTCCTCAGATGCCAGTTTACAACACGGACACAATCCAAATGGAATATTATTTGATGAATTACACACCCAAAAATCGAGGGAACTTTATGACACGATGATAACTGGAACTGGAGCTAGAACTCAGCCATTATTATTTACAATGACCACAGCTGGTTCAAGTAAAACAGATGGAAATATATGCTGGGAGGTACACGATTATGCCGTGAAAGTAAAGGATGGAATTATAAATGATGAAACATTCCTACCATTAATTTATGCTGCCGATGAAGGCGATGACATTCAAGCTCCTGAAACCTGGAAAAAAGCAAATCCAAATTTAGGTGTTTCAATTAGTGAAGAATATTTAAGGAATGAAGCCAAAAGGGCTGCCGAGTTGCCAAGTTACGAAAACACTTTTAAGCGATTGCATTTATCTATGTGGACAACATCAATCAGCAAATGGATAAGCGATTCAATTTGGATGGAAAATTATGAGGACATTGATTTGGAAAGTTTAAAAGGGAAAAAATGTTGGGGTGGTTTGGATTTGGCGAGTACAATGGATTTGAGCTCCCTGGCTTTATACTTTCCAATGGAGGACCAGAAGGATGTGGTATTGGTTTTCTTTTGGTGTCCAGAAGATTCAGCAGAAATTCGTGGTCGAAAATACAAATTGCCATACGATGAATGGATAGCAAATGAATATATAAAGGCAACACCAGGGAATGTTCAAGATTATGAATACATAAGGCAGGACATAAACACAATTATTGAGGACTACGATTTGCAATCCATAGCTTTTGACAGGTGGAACTCAAGCCAATTGATTATACAATTAAGCCAACAGGATGGAGTGCCAATGAGTCAATTTGGTCAAGGGTTTAAATCAATGAGCGCACCTAGCAAAGAACTAGAAAAGATGGTTCTTAAAAAAGAAATAAACCATTTAAACAATCCTGTGTTGAGGTGGCAATGCGAAAACATACAACTGCAAACAGATCCAGCTGGAAATATCAAAATAAATAAACAGAAATCCTCAGAAAAGGTAGATGGAATGATTGCTTTAGTTATGGCTATTGGAGAAATGATGACTGATGAAACACCTGGAGAATCAATATATAACGAACGAGGAATACTAAGTTTTTAAATTATGAAATTATCAATTGAAATATTATCACTTTTAAGCCCTGCTGGATTTGAAAAACGATTCCATAAAAACTGCCGAATTATAAATAACTATAGAACGGCATACGAAATGACCGAAAAAACATACCAGGATAATTTCGGAAAAAGGAGATATTCATCTTATGATAGTTTTCGTGTTACTAAAAATCGAAAAATAAGAAACAAACCTCCATTTTAATCAATAGTTATTCTCGTATAATTGTGCAATTAATAGCTAAAAATTTTTATGGGAGTAATTGATACACTGAAAAGTGTTTTTAGTCGTAAGGGGAAAACTCAAAAAAGAAATAATGATTTCTTGTCAGCTATGTCTGGCAGGGCTTCAGATTCAGGCATTGCAGTTTCAGATGAAACAGCATTCAATTTTACAGCCGTTTGGGCTGCAATAAGAATTTTGTCTGAGTCTGTGGCACAACTACCACTTTCAGTTTTTGAATCCGATAAATTAGGCAACAAATCTCAAGCAACAAACCACCAGCTTTACAACTTATTGCATAGGCAACCAAATGAACAAATGACCAGCTACATTTTTATTCAGAAATGTATGATTGATTTATTGACTAGGGGAAATTCTTATGTTTACATAAAAAGAAATGGTGGTGCAAGACCAATCGAATTGCAACCACTTTCAGCAATTGAAACAAGGCTAGTGGAAAATGATGGGGAAATATATTATGAAATTGAGGGTGGTGGAATAGTTGACAGCTCGGATATATTACATTTCAAAGTAATGAGTAGAGATGGTTATGTTGGAATGAGCCCAGTTGATGTTGGTGCAAATGCAATTGGATATGGTCTGGCATTAGAAAAATATGGAAACTCATTTTTTGGCAATGGTGCAAAAGTAAGTGGTGTACTTTCAACTGATAGGCATTTATCTGATGAAGCAATCACAAGATTAAAAGTGTCATTTGATGAAAACTACACAAGAATTGGCGATTCAAACAAGACAATGGTATTGGAGGAGGGTTTAAAATTCCAACAAATAAGTTTATCAAATGAAGCATCGCAATTTTTAACATCTCGAGAATTTTCAATTACTGAAATTGCTCGACTTTTTAATTTGCCACCACACCTACTAAGAGATTTGACCAAATCAAGTTTTAATAATATCTCAGAACAAAGTAGAGAATTTGTTCAGTATTCTTTGATGCCATATTTAGTAATGATGGAATCCGAAATGAATACCAAATTATTCCGAAAAAATGAAGCTGGAAAAGTGCAAACTAAATTTATTGTTAATGCATTATTGAGGGGAACACCAAAAGACCGAAGCGAGTATTACAGAACAATGTTAAATATTGGAGCAATGAGCATTGATGAAATAAGGAAATTAGAAGAGTTGCCAACAATTGAGGGTGGAACAAATCACTTTATGCAATTAAATATGGCAACACTTTCAGACATTATAGATGGAGGAACATTAAAAAACAACACGGAAACAAAATCAGAATAAAATGGCAATTAAAAAAAGACACATAATATCAATCGAAGAAAATGAAGAAACCATTACAATTGTTTATGAAAAAGATATTGATGCATTTCCTGAAAATGATATAGAAACGGAGGAAGATGTGGATGCCGAAATGGAGGAAATCGAGGAGGAAGAAGTTATAAGAGCACCTGGCGATATGGATATGGAAGAAACACCTGAGGAGGAAATTGAGGAGGAAATCGATGAAGAAGAAGAAGAAGAAATCGAGGAGGACGAAGTGAGGAGCAAAACAAAAATAGATGTTTGGGACAAAAAACACACCTCAGAAACTAGGTACTTCAATATGGAAAGCAGACTGGCAACAAAGGAGGGAAAAGATGTTGTTATTGGACACGCTGCAGTCTTTAATTCATTAAGTGAGGATTTAGGGGGTTTCAGGGAAAAAATTCAACCAGGAGCATTTGATGATGTTTTAAAAAATGATGTGAGGGCATATTTCAATCACGATCCAAATTATTTGCTTGGAAGAACAAGTGCTGGAACATTAAGATTGAGTGTAGATGAACAGGGACTAAGATATGAACTTGATGTTCCGAACACAACAGCTGGCAGAGATTTAAAGGAAAATATGAGACTTGGGAATATTACACAATCCAGTTTTGCATTTACAATTGGAAAAGATGGCGATGCCTGGGAAAGGGCAGAGAATGGTGCAGATATTAGAACCATTAAAAAAGTCAAACGATTATATGATGTCAGCCCAGTATCATTGCCAGCCTATCCATCAGCAAATGATTTAGCACTTGCAGTAAGGTCCAATTTTATGGATAAAGAAAACACAAGAAAAGAACAAGAAACAGAATATGAAAAGAACTCATTACTAAACTTAAAAATTAATTTAATCAAAAGAAAAAAATGAAAAAGTCGCTAGAATTAAAAGAGACTCGTTCAGGATTAGTTGAATCTTTAGAAGCAATCAAAAACATTGCTGACAAAGAATCAAGAAACCTAAACGAAGTTGAGGCAAAAGATGTGGATAATACATTATCTGAAATCGATGCATTAGATGTACAAATTACAAGATCCGAGAGAATGGAAAATGAAATGAGAGTTGCCGCTGCAATTGGTGGTCTACCAGTTTCAACTTCTGTAGATAAGGACAAAAGAAACTACTCATTCCAATCAGCAATGAAAGCTGCCGTTACAGGGAAAATGGAAGGATTAGTTAAGGAAATGGATAGTGAGGCAAGGAGCGAAAACCCAAACCAAACTTACAGAGGAATTGCAATCCCACATTCAATCTTAAATCAAAGAGCAGCAGTAACTACAGCAGCTTCTAGCCCATTAGAAGTACAAAGTTTTACTGACCAATTAGAAGCTAACCTAGTTCTTGCAAGCGCAGGAGCAAATTTCTATACTGGAGTTGCTGACCAAAAATTCCCTGTAGTTTCTGATATTGCATCAAGTTGGGTAGCTGAAGATTCTGGTACTGATGTAGCTGCAACTGGAGCAACTTCAAGTATTACATTAACACCTAAGAAATTAATCTCTGTGGTTGATTTATCAAAAGAAGCATTAACTCAAAACGCAGGACTTGAAGCTGCAATCCGTAGAAATATGGCTGCTAATATTGCTTCAACTTGGGAGGCTGCCTTATTGAATACTGCTGATGTTGCTGGCGCACCATTATCAATATTCTTAGATTCAGCTGCTGGCGCAACTGGTGTAACAGCTCAAGACTTTATCGATTTGGAGACTACAGTATTAGGAAATGATATTCCATTGGAAGGTTCTAGAATGGCATATTTATTTAACAAAGATGCTTATTCTGCAATCCGTACTTTATTGCAAACAACTGGAGTTGCTGCATTATGGAATCCAGACACAAAAGAATTGAATAATTACTTCGGTTTCTTTTCTACAAATGTTGGAAAAGGAGGTACATCTGGAAAAGCTCAAGCATTATTCGGAGATTTCTCTAAAGTACACCTAGCACAATTCGGTGGTTTAGATTTGCTTTATGACCCATATACTAAGTCAAGACAAGGCCTCGGAACGCTTATCGCTACAACTTTAGTTGATGGAGATGCGACTCAAAACGCACTTGCATTTGCTAAATTAATTGAAGCATAATTATTAAAATATAGGTCGAGATTGGGGACAAATAGTCCCCAGTTTCCTCCTTTATTAAATAAAAGCAAAATCAATTTTAAGGCTATTTTTAAGACTTCTAATGAACTTTGTTAGTGTTAACAACTGCTAGTATTAAACAATTGAGTTATTAGAATAGAAGCAAATTACTAGGTTAGGAAAAAAGTAAAAAAAATGAAATATTACGAATTAATATCATACCATAATACTCAAATAATAAGCACTTCTGAGCTGAAGGAACACCTAAGAATAACCTTCGCAGATGATGATGTTTATATAGAAGAATTGGAAAAGGCAGCTGTTAGAATGATTGAAGAATTTGCTAATATTTTTTTGCTTCCAACTATGGGAAAACAATATGGAAATACATTTGAAGATTTAAGGATATTATTTAAAGGTCCACAATTAGCGACACCAGACTTTGTAAACAAAGTATATTACTATCAAGGTGGAGTTTGGAATCTTCTACCACCAACCCAAATGGAATTTGTTGGAGCAATACAACCAGCTAGAATTTATGGAACTTCTACATTTTCCAATCCACAAACAGATGATGTATTCCAAGCCTGGTACGGACATTATAAAGTAGGATATCCAGATATTGCATCAATACCTTATCCACTAAAACAATGCATAAAAATAATTGTAGCAGATTTATATGAAAATAGACAATCTGTAATAGTAGGAAAAATAGTTTCATCAATACCAAGGACAGCACAATATTTAATGAACCCATTTAAAATACAAACTTTATGATTTCAGTAGGTGACCTTGACACACCAGTACAACTACAAAGTAATACATTTACTGCCAACGCAAACTATGGAGGAATCCAAGATGAAGTATGGGCAGCAGCAAATGGAGTAGCAACAATATGGTCCTATATGATATTCAAGGGAGGAAGGGAATCCGATGAAGGCGAACAAAAAGTAGGCGAACAAAAAGTAGATTTCTATATTAGGTACGAAACATATAAGGATTTAATCCAGCCAAACTGGAGGATAAAACATACACTATCTGGTGGAACTTTTGCTTATTATTACATAGAAGGAATAGCACAGATAGATGGAAGGCACAAAATGACAAAGCTAACAGCAACACATAAAGACAGCGAATAATGAATTTAGGAACTATAAATGCAGGCAAGGTATTAGGAAACCGAGAACTCCAAGCAGCGATGAATAGGATACCTTATGCTGTTAAAAAGAATAAATTTTTTATGGCTGTTTTCAGACAAGCTGCAAAACCAATAATAGCATCGGCAAGAGGCGAGCTATCAAAGTATAATGAGTACAGCCAGACTGGACAATTAAGAAAATCAATAAAAGCATTTTCTACAAAAGCATCCAGGAAACTCCCAGCATTATATGTAGGGCCAAAAGCAACAGGAGGAAGCGCAAAGAAAAACGACCAAAGGGGTGGTGGATATTATGGAGCGATGCTAGAATACGGAACTGCGACCACAGACCCTCATCCATTTATGAGACCAGCCTGGGACAAATCCCAAGGAAGCGCAGGAGCAATATTATTAAAGGGAGCGCAAGCGATAGTTGAAAAGGTATTAATAAGAGAGCTGAAGGGCTTAAAACGAGTTTATAAATAATGAGAAGTGGAGCAATCATATATCCCTTATTAATAAATTATGCAGGACTTGTAGCATTAGTCCCTGCAAATAAAATTTTTGCATTAAGAGGACAACAGCCAACGGATGGACCATATATAGTTTATAGAGAAATAAGCTCTGTACCATTAGATACAAAAGGCGATTCAATTGATACGGCAGCAGACCCTAGGACAAGGCAAAGGTCGATACTCGATACAACCAGAGTCCAAATTTCAATCTTTGGAAAAACATATCTAGAAGTTGAGGACATAGCCGTACAAGTAAGGCAAGCACTAGATAGAGAATGGGGTTCAGTTGAAGCACCATACCAACACCAAATAGAACTAGACTCCTGCATTTATGAATCATCAGTAGATGACTTTGATGATGACTTTAATAGTTATGGAGCATATATCAAACATTTAGATTTTAAGCTTAGAATCAACAGAATCAATATTGATAATGCCTGGCAAAATAATCTATCTTTATCATTTGATGGTGTAGATGATTATTTGAATTGTGGAAATACAACAGATTATACACCACAAGCTTCTGGTTTTAGTGTTTCATTTTGGTATAAAAAATCTGTAAATAGCTCGCAAACAATTATTAATAAAACTGGAGGATGGGCTGGTGGTGGAGTTTATGACCAGGAATGGGCAATAATAAATAGATTTAATGATACGCTACTATTCAATTTGAATTTTAATAATTCATCAACAGATTATGTGCAACTACAGTCCGTGCAAACATTACCACTCAACCAATGGATTCATATAGTTATAACATACGATTATTCACAAACAGCAACAGGATTTAATATGTACATTGATAATGTATTATTAAACACAACGAATGGATTGGCGACTGTAACATTAATCGGAAGTTATGGAAATGTAACGGCTGGAGCTTCTCAATTATATATAGCTAGAAATTCTGCAACAGGATATTTTGAATTTTTACTGGATGAATTTATATTATATAAAAAAGTAATAGATGCAGCAACAGTAAACCATTTATACAATAATGGAATAACAGGAAACCCAAACGAAACACCATACGCTACAAGCTCGATGATTTCATACTTTAGAATGGGCGATGGTGCAGTATTTCCAACAATACCAAATCTTGCACCTTCTTATACTTTAGCAGGAACAATGACAAATATGGATGCAGTAGATATAATAACAGACACACCAGCATAAAATGAAATATTGTATAATACCAACATCCGAAATAGAAAATATTAATTTTGCAGAAACTGTAGAGTTTAGAGACACCCTAAGATATAACATAGAAGGAACGGAATTTATAGTTAAATATAGAGAAACAAAGCCAGAAAGCCTAGAACCTTATGCAGACTACACGCACACAGAAATATTAGAATTTATTAATAACCCAGCTAACGGCTGGATAAATATAAAATAAAATGGAAATAAAATTATTAAAAGATTACAAAAGCCCAAGTGGTCGAATATTTAAAGCAGGACAAAAGCTAGACTGCGATAGAACAATCTATAATATATTATTAGATACGGAAGGATGCGAACTAATAGAAAAAGATAAAAAGAAAGTAAAGGCTAAAAAAACAATAAAGAAAGATGGCATTAATAAATAGTCAAGCAATACCAGAGGGTGGATTAATTCCAGTAAAATCCATTTTAGCATCAACCACTAATACATTTAATAATGGTGGCAATGAATTTATATTGATTGAGAATTCAAGCGAAGCAACTGTAGTTATTACAGTTACAGCATTAACAACTTCTGTAGAAAGCCCATTATATGGAGACCTGGAAAAAAGCAATGCTACGCTATCAATAGCACCAGGAGAGACTGGAACAATTGGAACATTTCCTGTTTCAGCTTATAATGGAGATGATGGAATTGTAAGCTTTTCATTAACAGCAATCACAGGGATTAAGATTGCAATTTTATATCTTGCATAATGAATGGAGTAATTAATGGGACATATTATTCTTTACAAATAGACTCAAAAACTATTTTATTTGGAACTGCTGCTGGTTTTTCTGTAGAACAAAGCCTACGAGACATTACAGTAAGAGAAACCAATAACTGGAAAACACAACTCCCAGGATTAAGAACCTGGTCTATGGAATTTGAAGGTAAACTGGCATATAAATTTGTTGATGGAACAAGCCCAGCTTGGAACAAAAGAACTATAGATGAAGTATATGCTTTAGGAATTGCAAACCAAGACAGAGTAGTATTAAAAATGAAAGGTGGAACTGGCACTTATTACTGGCAAGGCGAAGCATACATAACAGGAATTAGTATTGATGCCCCAAATGAGGATAATACCTCAATGAATATAACTTTTCAAGGAGTAAATGATTTATCAATGGGTTATACTTCATAAATTAAAAATAATAGATAAAACAAACTGAAAAAACTAAAATAAATTAAAACTTAAAAAAAAAAATTATGGCTACAGATGGAGTAATTAATGGAACAATGTTCGGAGTTTATGCAGCAGGAACAAAAATAGCTTACGCTACTTCTGCTTCAATCTCAATGAATCACAACCTAAGAGATACATCAACAAAAGATAGTGGTGGATGGAGAGACCAACTAGAAGGACAAAGAGACTGGGAAGTATCAGTAGAAGGAATGCTTATATTCACAGCACTGGGAGGTGGAGTAATTTCTGGAGAAACAATGAATGAATTATATACAGCTTATATCTATTCAAGAGATGTATTCGAATTAAAATTCAACACAGCAGTAACAGGAGACATAGGATGGACTGGTCAAGCATTTATGACAAGTTTATCAGCTGATACACCAAATGAGGACTCTTCAACTTGGAGTGCTTCATTCAGTGGAACTGGCGAATTAGTACAAGCAGCAGTATAATCAATTTGAGAAATCCCTGGCTGCCTTTTTATTTGTTAAAGGGTGGCTGGGGAGGACTCTATAAAAATAACCTTTAACAAAAATCAAAAAAATGAATTACGAATTAGTAGAAATAGCGAATAAAAAATATCCTATATTCTTTGGATTTAATGGCCTAAGAAAATATTGTGCAGCAACAGGAACATCACTTAATAAATTAATGAATCTTGGTCAGGATATGACACTAGACCAAGCACTCCAATTAGTATTGGTTGGAATAGAGGAAGGCTGCAGAAAATCATCTCAAGATTTTGATTTAACAATTGATGAACTTGGGGATTTATTAGATGTTGATATGGGTGGACTTACTAGAGCCTTAGAAATCTTTGGAGAGCATATGGGCCATAATTTAGGAGACCAAACAGCACCAGCAAAAAAAAAGGTCAAAAAGTTAAAGTCGAAGAAATAACCTTCGATATTTTAGAATCTATAGCATTTGGAGAATTGAATATGAGCCTAGAACAATTTTATAATATGTGTCCTCGCAACTTTGCAAATGCCCAAATCGGTAGTAGAAAACTATACGAACAAAACCAACAAGCAGAATGGGAGCGAGCAAGATGGTTGGCTTGTGTAATAATAAATCCACACCTCAAAAAAAGCATAGACCCTAAAAAAATTACTACCTTCCCTTGGGAAAATGAAATTAAATCTAGCGACAAAATAAAAAAAGATATTGAGAAATTAAGAATGGAATCTCAATTCGATGATAAGATAAAAGAAATGAATAAATCGCTAAATAAAAACTAAAAGAAAATGCCGAAAAAAGCCCTCGCTTCCTTAAATGTAGTAATTAATGCTGTTACATCCCCTCTATTTAGAGGACTTAAAATAGCATCAAAAAGATTAGTAGCATTTGGAACAAAAATGAAAGCGATAGGTAGAAGCATATCTATGAGCTTCACGCTTCCATTTGCAATGGTCGGAGTTGCAGGAGCTAAAATGGCTATTGATTTTGAAAAGAATATGACCAAGATTAATACCCTGGTCGGAATTTCAGCAAAGGAAGTAAATGAGTTTTCAAAAGATGTATTAAAACTGGGTGGAGAAACTGCCCAAGCACCAGCTGAGTTAGCAGATGGTTTATTCTTTTTAACTTCTGCTGGACTAAGAGGAGCAAATGCACTAAGCACATTGGAAGCCGTTTCTAAAGCCGTAGCTATTGGATTAGGAGAACAAACGGACCTAGCTAAAGTTGCTGCTGCTGCTCAAAATGCTTATGGGGAGGAAAATATAACAGCTGCCCAGGCTCTTGATGTTTTCGGAACGGCTGTACAACAGGGAATGTTCGAAGCTTCAGATTTAGCCGAAGTTTTAGGTACACAGCTCGGTTTATCATCTGCCCTGGGAGTTTCATTCCAAGAAACTAATGCATTTATTGCTACATATACAAAAGTGACAGGGGATGCTAAAGCTGCATCTACAAGTTTTGGTGGAGTTATGATGGCCCTGGCAAAAACCACTCCACAAATGGAGCGAGCGCTTAAGCAAGTAGGAATGACTGGGGATAGCGTAAGGGAGAGCCTAGGAGAAAAAGGCCTTAGAGCCACGCTAATCGACATTAAAACAGCCTTTGAAGATAACGATGTACCCCTAACTCAATTCTTTAGTAAATCGCAAGCATTAAAAGGGGTGCTGGGAGTTTTAGGAAATCAAACAGAAACATATGGCGAAGTTTTAGAATCGATGGGTGGGTCGGCTGGTTTTGTTGCCGATGGTTTCGACACACTATCAAAGACTACAGGCTTTAAAATGTCAAAAGCATTTAATACTTTAAAGATTTCAGCGATGGAACTGGGTGCAGTTTTAATGCCAGTATTCACAGCGATAGTAAAAGGAGTTACCAAAATAGGAAAAGCCTTCTCGAGTTTAGATGGAGGAACAAAAAAACTGGTTGTAGGCGCTGCAGCTTTGCTTGCTTTTTCTGGCCCACTTATGACATTAGCAGGAGGAATTGTGACAGCAATAGGAATGATTTTATCACCAGTTGGATTGGTTGTTGCAGCTATCGGTGCTTTATTTTATGTTATTTATAATAACTGGGGTGAAGCTAAAAAGATATTTGTAGATTTTATAAATTACTGGATTGATTTATATAACGAAAGTCAAGCATTTAAAATATTAGTAGAATCAATAAAAGTAGTATTTTTATCTTTATGGAGTACAGTTAAATTCTTTTTTGTTCAATCCTATACAATCTTAAAAAATTTCGGTAAACAATTCCTGGATATTTTCGGTGGAATTGGAGATATGATAGAGGGAGTATTTAAAGGAAGCTGGAAACAAGTAAAGGCTGGCGCTGATAGAATGGGCGAGGCATTAGATGGAGTTTTCAAAAATGATGAATCGAAAAAAAATGTAGAAAATTATGTAGCTGAAATAAAAGGACACCTGGACCAGGCTGCAAAAAACATAAAGTCAAAAACAAAAATAGAATTAATTACAGAAGAAGATATACAAAATGGAGTTGATAATGTAGCTGGGTGGCTAACGGATAAATTACAAAAAGTAAAAGACAAAATGAAAGGATTTCTGGGTGGCTCAGTTTTAGCCGTGCCAGATGGAGGAGGAGACCCAGCACCAGCAAGTGGAGGTGGAGGAGGAACAAAGGAACTAGAAAAAACTCTAGCCAAAAAGAAAACCCTAATACAATCCTACCTGGAATGGTCAAAGGAAGGATATGAAGGTTTTGCAGATAAAGTAAGCGATACTTGGAACAAAATAAGTGCAGTAGCTGGAGCTGCTCTAAATGGAATCGGAAATTTAATGTCAGCACAACACGAAAAGGCAATGACCGAAATAACCAATAAAGAAACAGCCGAGCAAGGGTCACTGGATAAAGAATTTGAAAGGAACGCTCTAAGGATAGAAAATTCTAAAATGAGCCAGGAACAAAAGGATGCAGCACTTAATCAATTAAAGGCGAAATTTGATGGCAAACAAGCAATCCTAGATGAAAAGTTTGATGCTAAAAAGAAGGCCCTAGCACTTAAACAAGCAAAACGAGATAAGGCAATGAAAATAGCCAGTGCTATAATGGGAACGGCTCAAGCTATAGTAAATGCATTAGCTCAAGGAGGACCAATCGCAGGACCAATACTAGCAGGCCTTATGGCTGGATTAGGTGCAGCTCAAATAGCTACAATTGCATCAACACCACTTCCAATGGCTGATGGTGGAATTGCCTTCGGACCTACAAATGCTTTAGTTGGAGAATATCCAGGGGCAAAAAATGACCCAGAAGTTGTAGCACCCCTATCAAAATTAAAAGGAATGCTCGGAAATTCAATGGCTCAAAATGTACAATTAAATGTAGGTGGAGTTTTAAAAGGAGAGGACATATTCCTGGCAAATGATAACACCGATAACCAAAGAGAAAGATATATATAATGGCTTACAACAGAACCTACTATTCTAATTTCGTTTCAAATGCTGGCATTACTTGGAGAATTGAAATGTATGACCAGGTGGCAACAGCGACATATCAAAACAAAGAGGGAACTCTAGGACCGAAGGCTGGAGAAATGAAATATGGAAGCGAAGGGAGTAAAATGTTTGCACCACTTAAACCTTCTACTTTCTCATTTGAGTTTATGGTCACGACTCAAAATGCTGCAAATTATATAAAACAATTAAAAGCATCTAGGCAAGAGAGGGATGTATATGTTGCAATTTATAGAGAAACAGTAAATGGGTCTAATTCGCCAATTTATACTCCGTATTGGGCTGGGCAAGTTTTGATGGATTTATCAGATGACCCAGATATTCCGATGCCATATCCTATAACAATAAAAGCTGTAGATGGAATTGCATCATTAAAATATTATGATTATGTACCATCGACAACCTCTCAATTAGCCAGCCATATTTATGACATAGGCGATACATATATCCCAGACCCAACAAACGCTGGAGGGCAATACGATGCCTGGCAAACTTGCATAGAAATTATTTCTAATTGTCTGGATTACTCTGGACCTTTTACAACAACAATAGGAAGCCCTAGTAATCCATATATATATACATTTGCTAGATGGTTTAATGGAGAACACCCTAACACCACTATTGACCCCTTAAGTAGTACCAGAATAAAGCCTAATATGTTTTATAAAGAGGAAAATGAAGGGGAAGATTTAAAATACAAAGCTCAAAATTGCTATGATGTTTTACAAAATTTATGTAAAGCCTGGGGAATGAGAATGTATTTTTTTGGTGGTCGCTATTATTTTACTCAATTGAACGAATGGCGAATAGCAGACTCAGGAACACAAGCTAGTCCAGTTAATATGAAAAGACACGGCTATACAATGGCTGGAACAACTGTAGCTACAAGTAATGCAATTTCTAGGTTTTGGGGACAATATACACTACCACTAACAAATACACAAACTAGTCCAGAATATAAAAATCTTAAATTAACTGGTGGAAAATATGGATTACTTCCAGCATTTAAAAGGGTCACAGTTGATTTTATGAATGTTGATAATGTAAATTCATTTACTAGCTTCCCACTTTTACCGAGTGGAGGAACTGCTCCAGTTTCTAACGGATTAAAATGGGAGTTTTCATCTCTT